TGATCAATCAGATTCATCTAACAATACACACCCATTAAGATTTGCAACAGCAACAGATGCTTCAGGTGGAACACAATACACAACTAATGTAACAACAAATGGAACACCGGGATCATCCGGGGCCTACACACAAATTGAAGTAGCTTCTAGTGCACCAACTCTTTATTATTATTGTACTAATCACTCAGGAATGGGAGGACAAGCAAATACACCCAATGCTGATTTTTGGGGAGCAGGAAATTGGAGTGCAAATCTTTGGGGAATCGAAGATGCATTTACTTTAGGTTGGGGTGCACAAGCATGGAATGATAGTGAATGGGGAGAACTTAACGATGCAAGTCTTACATTAACTGGAGTTTCTTCTACTTCATCAATAGGTTCAGTATCTGTTGAAACAGAAATAAATACAGGTTGGGGACAAGATGAATGGGGTGAAGAAAATTGGGGACAATCTGGAATAACCGTTTCATTAACAGGTGTTGAAGCAACTACAGCTATAGGTTCAGATGTAAGTTGGGGTAAACAAACTTGGGGATCTACAACAACTGGTTGGAGTGGTGAATATTATTTAGATGTCACAAGTGTAATGGGATTAACAGGAGTTTCTGCGACATCGAGTGTTGGCAGTCCTACAGCTATTTCTGATGTTACGTTAGTTCCATCAGGTCAAAGCGCAACATCATCAATTGGTTCTGTAGAAATAAACTTTAATATAAATGTAGAAGTAACAGGTATAAGTGCAACTTCTTCTGTAGGTGCATTAACACCAGCAGACGTAATGGGATTAACTGGAGTTTCTGCAACATCAAATGTTGGTGAACTTCAAACTAATTCAAATCCTACTGTAAATTTAACAGGAGTATCAGCAACTTCTTCTGTAGGCGCATTAAGTCCTGCAGATGTTATGGGATTAACAGGATTATCATCAACTTCATCTATAGGATCCCCATCTATTAGTCTTAATCCTATAGTCTCATTAGAAGGCTTATCAGCAACATCTAGTGTAGCGTTATTTGGAACTTCTTCAGGCTTTGGAATTCAAGCATATTCTGATGTTGACACAGGTTCAAATTCTTCGTATACAAGTGTTGCAACAGGATCAAATACAAGTTATACTGACGCTGCATAATAGGAGATAAAATATGGCATCAACATACACACCTTTAGGTGTTGAACTTCAAGCAACTGGCGAAAACGCTGGAACGTGGGGAACGAAAACAAATACTAATTTACAAATTTTTGAACAAATCGTTGGTGGATTTTCTGCGCAATCAATAGCAGGTGGTGCACAGACTACAGCTTTATCTGTATCTGATGGAGCAACAGGAGCAGTTCTATCTCATAGAATGATTGAGTTTACAGGTTCTATTACAGGGAACCAAATTGTAACTATTCCTTTAGATGTACAAACATTTTATTATTTAAGAAATACAACATCAGGTGCTTACACAGTTCAATTTAAATATGCATCAGGATCTGGTGATACATTTACTTTTTCAGCAACTAACAAAGGTGATGCAGTAGTTTTTGCTACTGGAAATGATGGAAGTAATCCAGACATTTATACTTTACCAGCTGGTGATGTTACTACTGCTGGAACACAAACTTTAACAAACAAAACTTTAACAGCTCCTAAAGTAGGAACTTCTATTTTAGATACTAACGGAAATGAATTATTACTTTTAACAGCTACCGGTTCAGCAGTTAATGAATTAACTTTAGCTAATGCTTCAACAGGTAATGGACCAATTTTATCAGCAACAGGTGAAACTAATGTTGATATAAATTTAAACCCTAAAGGAACAGGTGTTCTTAAATCAGGTACAGCTGCAGTAAACATTGCAGGTAAAGAAACTATGTGGATTCCATCTTCCGCTATGTACGGAGCTACAACTAACCCAGCAGACGCACAACAAGTTGAAACAACAGCAGTAAGACCTGATATGAAAGTATTAGATTTTGATGCAGGTACAGATGAGTTTGCACAATTTTCAGTGGCTTTTCCTAAATCATGGAATGAAGGCACAGTAACTTATCAAGTTTATTGGACACCGGCTTCTACTAATACAGGAGACTGTATTTTTGGATTACAAGGTGTATCATGTGGAGATAGTGATACTATTGACGTTGCTTACGGAACAGCAATTAATGTTACAGATGCTGGTATAGGAACAGTCGAAGATCAACAAGTTTCCGCTGAAAGTTCAGCAGTTACAATCGCAGGATCCCCTGCAGTGGATCAATTAACTTATTTTCAATTATTTAGAGATGCAAATGCTGGTGGTGATACTTTTAGTGCCGATGCAAGAGTATTAGGTATTAAATTATTCTTCACTACAGATGCGGCTAACGACGCGTAAGGAGAATAAAATATGTTTGGATATCAAGTACTAGGTTTCGGAGCAGGAGGAGCAGGAAGTCCTTTTGTTGAAGCTACTGGTGGAACAATAACAACATCTGGTGATTTTAAAATTCATACATTTACAGGTCCAGGAACTTTTACAGTTACTAATGTAGGTAAATGTTCAGGTTCAACGACTGTAGATTATGTAGTCGTAGCTGGTGGCGGTGGTGCCGGCAGTGGTTCAGGAGCCGCAGGCGGTGGAGGCGCAGGAGGACACAGACATAATTATCCTCAACCCGCAACAGGCGGATTATCAGTTTCAGCACAAGGTTATCCTATAACAGTAGGTGCAGGTGGAAATGGTGGTCCAGGTCCAGCTCCGTCTAATCATAATGGATTAAAAGGTGCAGATTCAGTTTTTTCAAGTATAACATCAACAGGTGGAGGTGGCGGTCTAGAAAATGGTCCAGTGCCTTCCTTTGGTCCTGGAGGTTCAGGAGGTGGTGGTAGTTATCAAACAGGTTGTGCAGGCGCAGGAAATACTCCACCAACAAGTCCATCTCAAGGAAATAATGGCGGTACTGGAGCACTCATAGCCGCATATAATACATCTGCTGGAGGCGGTGGTGGTATAGGCGGTGCAGGACAAGCAGGTCCAAGTGGAGTATGCAGTAGAGCAGGAATAGGTGGCGCTGGTGTAGCAAATTCAATTACTGGGACACCAGTTGTAAGAGCAAGTGGAGGAAATGCACACGGACAAAAAAATCCAGGTGGACAACAAGTTAATGCTCCAACACCCACACCCGGTGGAGGTGGGGCTTCTGGTGCAAATGGAACTGCAAACACAGGTGGTGGTGGCGGTAGTGCGCATCCTTCTGCTGGAAATGGTGGATCAGGAGTGGTAATAATAAGTTATAAATTTCAATAGGATTAAATTATGGCACATTTTGCAAAAATATCAGAAAATAATGAAGTACTTACAGTGTTGACTTTAAACAATGTTGACATGCATAACGCTGATGGCGTTGAAGATGAAACAGTAGGACAACAATATTTAGAAAAACATAATAATTGGCCTGCGCAAATGTGGATTCAAACTTCATACAATACAATTAATAATACACACAAAGATGGTGGTACAGCATTTAGAGGAAATTATGCAGCTATAGGTTACATTTGGGACGAAGATAATCAAATTTTTTGGCCTAAAAAACCTTACGCATCTTGGGTAAAAAATACTACAACTGTAAATTGGGATTCACCAATAGGTGCTGCTCCAGAACTTACAGCTGAACAAACTGCAGACGAAACTAATAGATACCATTATAACTGGAATGAATCTGGTCAATCTTGGGATTTAGTTACTACTGTAATATAATTTTTTTAAAAATATTTGTAATATTTATTAATTTAATATAATAATAATATTATACATGCAAAAGAAAGTATTAACAGAACAGTCAATTTATTTTGGAGATGTTTCAATGCCAAAACATTGGGAGATAGATCGAAATGAATTAGCTCATTATATTTTACAATCTAATTTAACTGATGAAAAATTACAATTTTCAAAAACTTATGATAAGTTAAATACTTATATAAAAGATTTTATTGGTGTTAAACACAATATCAATTTAGTTAACAAATCAACGTGGGGAAATATCTATAAACCTGCGGAAACAACAACTCCATTATTAAATATAGATCCCGTGGATTTACGTAACTCTCCAGATTTTACATTATTATATGGTGTAAAAGTTAAAGATTGTAATGTTAGAATACATTATGAAGATAACAGACGTAAAGGAAGAAGTTGGGATATACCACTTTTAAACAATAGATTTATAATGTTTCCATCAACTAATATGTATTATTTAACTAATAATCAAAAGGATAGTTTAAATTTCGTACAAACAATAACTTATGAATATATCTAATTACTATTGGCATTTTCCTGCAGCACTCACACCTAAGTTTTGTGATGATGTAATAGCTTATGCAAATTCACAAGAAGAAGTAATGGCAAGAACAGGTGGTTATGAAGATAAAAAATTAGATAAAGACCAAGTTAAAGATATGCAAACAAAAAGAAAGTCAGATTTAGTTTGGCTTAATGATACTTGGATCTATAAAGAATTACATCCATATGTTCATGAAGCAAATAAAAATGCAGGTTGGAATTTTGAATGGAACAGATCTGAATCGTGTCAGTTTACAAAATATAAACACAACCAATATTATGATTGGCATTGTGATAGTTGGGAAAAACCTTATGAAAAAGAAGGACCTAACAAGGGTAAGATTCGAAAACTATCTATGACTTGTCAATTAACAGATGGTTCAGAATACAAAGGTGGTGAATTAGAATTTGATTTTAGAAACTACGATCCACATATGAGAGATGAAAGTCAACATTTAAAAAGAGCAAAAGAAATTTTACCTAAAGGGTCTATTATTGTATTTCCGTCATTTGTATGGCATAGAGTTAAACCTGTAACCGCTGGAACAAGATACAGTCTTGTTGTTTGGCATTTAGGAAAACCATTTAAATAATATGAATATAAATAATTATTTTAATACAACTATTTGGTCAGAGCAAAAACCAGAGTTTATAAAATCTTTAACTAAAGCATCTGATAAATATATTAAAGCTGCTAAAAATGTTCCAGAAGCTAAAGCACATATAAAAAAGTTTGGTGACTTTGGAAGAAGTTATCATTCAAAATCTCTTACAGCTGACAATAATTTTATAGATTTTAGAAATTACGTTGGTCAAAAGTCTTGGGAGTATTTAGATCATCAAGGTTTTGATATGGAGCAATATACTACTATGTTTACTGAGCTGTGGGTACAAGAGTTTGCTAAGAAAGGTGGCGGACATCATTCAGCTCATATTCATTGGAATCAACATGTATCAGGGTTTTACTTTTTGAAAGCAAATGAAAAAACATCAATGCCAATATTTCATGAACCTAGAACTGGAGCTAGGTGTACAAAACTAAAAATGAAAACTAATGTAAAAGAAATTCTTAATGGTAATGAACTAATTCACTTTCGACCTCAACCTGGAACATTAATTATATTTCCAGGTTATTTAGAACACGAATTTTCAGTAGATTTTGGTATTGAACCATTTAGGTTTATACATTGGAATATCCAAGCTATACCAAAAGAAATGGCTAAAGATGCATAGTCAGGTTCTTTTAGAAAATAATTTTATAACTAAAGAAGAATGTAAAAAATTAATTAATTTTTATAAATCTAAACCTTTACCTGAACAATTTGACAATACTTTTCCACTATCATTAATAACTACTGACTATTTAAATTTAATAAAAAAATTAAATGAAGTATCAATAAAATTAAATAATTCTGTTGTTGATTATTTTCAAATAGTTAAATGGCCTTCTCCTAGCATAGGTAAAGTTTTGCATTTAGATCATGCTCATTCTCATACTTCTTTAAGCAGTATCATTTATTTAAATGATGAGTTTGAAGGAGGACATACTTATTTTGAAGACAAAACTTCTTTTGCTCCTTTAACAGGCAGAGCAATTTTTTTTGATGGTCAATATTTTAAACATGGTGTATCAAACATTAAAGGTAAAGACAGATATACTGTAGCAACATGGTTTAGAAAAAATGAGTTTTAAAAAAAATAAATACGTAATTATAAAACAAGCAATCAATAAAGATTTAGCTTTTTTCTTGTACAACTATTTTCATATGAAAAGACAAGTATTAGATACCTGTCGTAATGCAAGATATATCTCACCTTATGAAACATTATTAGGTGAGTATGAAGGAGCTAATAGTCAGGTTCCACATACCTATTCAAGCTATTCTGATATAGCTATGGAAACTTTATTACTTAAATGTCAACCTATTATGGAAAAAGCAACAGGTTTAAAATTACATCCTGCATATACTTATGCAAGAATTTATAAAAAAGGTGATATTCTTAAAAGACATAAAGATAGATTCAGTTGTGAAATATCAACTACTATGAATCTTGGTGGAGATGATTGGGTTATTTATTTAGAACCATCAGGAGAGATTGGCAAAAAAGGTATTGAAGTAAATTTAAAACAAGGTGATATGCTAGTTTATTCTGGTTGTGAATTAGAGCATTGGCGAGAAAAGTTTAAAGGTAAAGAATGTGTTCAAGTATTTCTTCATTATAATAATAGAAAAACTCCAGGATCTAAAGATAATATGTTTGACAAACGTCCACATTTAGGTCTTCCATCTTGGTTTAAACGTTGAT